CTCCAGCCGTTGCAGTGCCTCTGTAGCCAGCCGTTGCAGTGCCGCTGTCGCCAGCCGTTGCAGTGCCGCTGTAGCCAGCCGTTGCAGTGCCGAGGGAGCCAGTTACAGCCGGTTGACCATCAGCAGCCATCACATTGCGGCCAATAATTGCAACGTTTGCCGCCTTTGGTTCATTCAGTGCAATGTATTCAGCAGCTTCGGCTTTCTGCCCAACGAATACAACTTTGCCGCTTTGGAACTTGCATTTGCCACCAAGCATTCGAACGTCAGACTCTGCGACTTCGACCACAAGCCACTTGGCATCTACTTTCGTCCAGTAATCGCATGTTGAGTAATCGCCTTGACCAAACAACCAGCCGTGCAAACCATTGCCGCATTCGTCGTTGTCTTTCCAGTCTGGTGCGGTTGCGATCTGGCCTACTTCGGGCCACTTGAATCTGTTGCGGCTAGTCATGTCTGCATTGCAGCAGCGCAGGACTAGAACTGTTGGAACCTTCTTTGCTTTCGTTGCCATCTATCACCCCTTTAGTTAATCGCCACACAGCTACGGAACACTGTTCCTAGACCTTCCCTCTGCGTCCTGTCGGGTTCGGGGTTCGTATCGCTTCCCCTTGATCTTCGCTTTGTTGATGCGATTGATGAATCATAACGAGATATCGTTATTTTGTCAAATGATATTTCGTTATTTCAGTCTAGAATTCATCTAGGTACTTTCCCTAGGTGACGGGCGCGATGCCTTTGCCACTTGCTGACAACTAATTGACAATGGTCAAAACTAAAAAAGGGGTAAGGAAATGGAAAAGTTTCGGTGCCGTAGCGCCATAACGAAATATCATTTGACTAAATAACGAGATATCGTTATGCTACTCAAATGAACTGGAAAAACATCATCTCTGAGCTGCGGCTTGTCAAAGTGACTCAGCAGCAAATCGCAGCCTTCTGCGGGTGTGGTCAAGCAACCATTTCCGATCTTCACAACGGCAAGACCAAAAGCCCCGCCTATGAAACAGGTGTTGCGATCGTAGCTCTGCACAAGAAGCACAGCAAGGCCATTCGTAAACAAGTTGAGGTCTGACATGAAATCACTTTCTTCGGTTGGTGCTTTTATTTTTAGTTCGCTTCGAGTGGCGAATCAAGTGGCGAGTCGGTGAATTCTCACTATCAAGGGGAACACAACATGCAAATGCGATTGCCCATGCTGACAGTGTACGAAGGGCCAAAACTGGTCGATTCGTCCACGTATAGCGACTGCAAGACCTACCGCGAAGCCGTGCAGAAGTGCTACGCGCTGCGCACCAGAAAGAACATCAGCAACAGCCACATAGCCGAGGAAACAGGCTGCTGCGCTTCCCACGTTGGTGACTACATCACCAGCAAACCACGCAAGGTAGTGCGCGATCTGCCTGCAGAGTTCATCCAAGACTTTGAAGTGTCTATGGGTAATCGCCTGATTACGCAGTAGATGAACAGTCGTGCACACCTGACAATTCTTGAACAATTTTTGGAGGTAAGAGCAGCATGATAAATCGCTACAAATTCCAGATGAAGCGCGGAGGATCGGAGCCTCTGCGGACGCTGCCAGAACTGGCTGAAGAATTGGGGTTGCCCTACCGAGAGCTATTGGGGTTGTCGCGCACAGATCGTGCGTTTCCAACGTCACCCGTACCTAGGAATAATGAATCGAACAAACGGTACTACATCCCAAGCCAAGTGCGTGAGTGGTATGCAACCCGCAAGGTGACAGCATGAGCGACCCCCGCAGCGCCTTCCACTGGCGTGGCCCATCCCAAGCCATCGACAAGCATGGCCGCATCAAAACGGCTCGGCAAATGCTCCTTGACGCACTGCGCGAGAACCCAGAAGTGTATTTGCGCAAGTCAAACGAGAAAACCAATTCTGAAAATGCTGCGCGATGACCCAGCTATCCATCAACTTTGAACCCGCTGCCCGTGCTTCTGATCCTGCCACAAGCCACCAGGCGGCACGCAAGGTCAAGAAGTTCGCAGGTGGGCACGCTGCACGCATCCATGCCGCTTTAAAGCTCCACGGCCCCATGACAGCCCACGAACTGCACATTACCGGCCTGACGGTTGTCCAAGCTGATAGACGTTTGCCGGAACTCGCCAGGGCTGGGCTGATTCGCGTCATGAAGCTGGACGACGGCGCGGATGTGGTGCGTGATGGCTTTCGTGTTTGGGAGGCGGTAGCTTGAACTACTTTGAGCGCCACCTTGGTGACTATGCCCGGGATGCTGGGCATTTGTCGATGCTTGAGCATGGGGCCTACAACCTCCTGCTTGATCGCTACTACACCACAGAGCAGGGCATACCTGAAGACCATGCGCACCGTGTTTGCCGCGCCCGCACCCGTGACGAGAAAGAAGCCGTTGATACCGTGCTGCGTGAGTTCTTCAGCTTTGTTGATGGCGTCTGGATCAATGGACGGGCTGAGCGCGAGATAACCAAGATGCAAGCCAAGGTAAAGGCAGCGCAGGAAAACGGACGCCGTGGCGGTAGGCCAAGACAAACCCATAAAGAACCCAGTGGGTTATCTGTTGGTTCTGATTTTGAAACCCAGCAAAAAGCTCCCCAGACACCAGACACCAGTAACCAGTCACCAAAGAAGACAGGGAGAGAACGCGCTACGCGCCTGCCCTCCGATTTCACCCCCGCCGATGACTGGTTTGCTTTCTGCAAATCCGAACGACCCGACCTCGACCCGAAAAAGACGTTTGAGAAATTCCGCGACTACTGGACTGCCAAGGCTGGGAAGGATGGCGCAAAGCTGGATTGGCTGGCTACCTGGCGCAACTGGGTGCGGGAGGAGCGCGCAACGCAGCGCACAGGGCCAACGGTAGTCACTGAACCCGCATGGCGCAGAGAGCAACGCGAACGCACCGCAGCCGCTGCGCCGGGCGTAGCTGCACGACACACAACTTTTGACATGGAGGCTCCAAATGGCACTGCCGTTGCTTTGGGTTGATCGCATTTTTGACAAGCTGGTACTGACCTACGGACAGGCGTTTCTGGCTCGCTGGCGTGACATTGACATGAATTCTGTTAAGTCCGATTGGATGCATGAATTGTCCGGATTTGAGAACCATCCGAGTGCGATTGCACATGCGCTGTCCAACCTGCCAGAAAAGCCGCCATCGATTGTCGAGTTCAAAAACCTTTGCCGCCAAGCGCCGAGCCTCGAAGCCCCCGCATTGCCACTGCCCAAGGTAAACCCCGAGATTGCCGCCAAGGTGATCGACGGCCTGAAGGCCAGCAACACGAAGACTGGCCGCATGGACCCGCGCGCATGGGCCAAAGCCATTTTGGCAAACCCAAAAGGCCGCACTCCGACCGTCATCAAGATGGCAAAGAGTGCGGTAGGGGACGCCGCATGAGCTACGCAGAAGCAACCGCAATCCTGAACGCTATTCGCCGCAGTGAGGGCGATCACTTCCCGCGCCAGGTGGTTGACATGGCTCTGAGACTGACAGGGGACTTGGACGCATGAAATCAATATCAGGAACACTAGCGGCACCGTTCCCCTGGTTTGGTGGGAAAGCAAACGCTTGTGAAACGGTATGGCAGGCTTTTGGAGCTGTGGACAACTATGTCGAGCCTTTCGCTGGATCGGCTGCAATGCTTTTGGGCGCACCCGAAGGTAAGCGAGTTGAAACAATCAATGACGCAGACGGTTTTGTGGCTAACTTTTGGCGGGCTATTGCGCTTGATGCTGACGAGGTGGCGCACTATGCAGATTGGCCGTGTAACGAGGTTGACCTGTTCGCCCGTCATAGCTGGCTTGTGCGTCAGGCGCAAGGATTGACCGACAAGCTGCACGGCGAACCTGATTACTTTGATGCCAAGATTGCAGGTTATTGGGTTTGGGGTTCGTGCAACTGGATTGGAAGTGGCTTCTGCTCTGGTAATGGTCCGTGGATACATGATGGCGAGACCATTGTTGACTCCCGCCAACTCCCCCATCTTTCTGCCGGGCAGGGCATAAACCGCCAACTCCCCCATCTTTCTGCCGGGCAGGGCATAAACCGCAAACTCCCCCATCTTTCTGCCGGGCAGGGCATAAACCGCAAACTCCCCCATCTTTCTGCCGGGCGGGGCAATCCGCGCTCTGAGTACATCAAGGAATGGTTTTACAGGCTGCAGGACCGTCTGCGTGATGTGCGCGTCACTTGTGGCGATTGGTCGCGTGTCGTCAAGGATTCGGTTACTACGCGCCACGGCCTGACTGCTGTATTTCTCGACCCTCCATACACAAAAGGTTCAATGGATTACACGGCTGGCGGTGTTGGAACTGATTTGCCAATGAAAGTGCAAGCGTGGTGCGCTGAAAACGGCAACGATAAGAAGCTTCGCATCGTCTTGTGCGGACATGCGGGTGAGCATGACGCGCTACTGAAGCATGGGTGGTTTATTGAGGAATGGACTGCCCGCAAGGGATATGCACTTACCGACGAAGCTGTTGAGAACTCTGCCAGTGAAACCGTATGGTGCAGCCCGCATTGCCAGCAGCAGCGGAAAAACTTTGATCTATTTGCGGAGGCCGCATGAAGCACTACGCCGGACGCATGACCCGCACCTATGCCGCCAAGCGACTGCTTGAACACGGCCCTTTGACCGCTGCCCAATTCATAGAAATCACAGGCTGGAAAGAACGGACATGCCGACGCACTCTGCAGCAGCTTCTGGACACCAAAGTAGCAACGATTTGGAACCCGCAGCGCTTACGCCATGCGACCAGGCACTACGCACTCGCATCATTACCCATTGCAGATGGATCGCAACCTTCGACCGTGCAGAGGCTATCCGCGCCTTCCGCTGGTACGACGAATTGCTTCCTTGGCTGGAATTGAGGCGCAAGGAATGACACTCGAAATCACCCTTCCATGGCCCCCAACGGTCAACACGTACTACCGCAACGTGGGCGGCGTCATGAAGATCAGCGAGAAGGGCCGCGCCTATGCCAAGGCCGTTGCCGATCAGGTGATGATTCAACGGGCGGCAAAGCAGTTCACAGGCCGGCTGTACGTTCGCATCGTGGCATGGCCCCCGGACAAGCGCAAGCGTGATCTGGACAACCTGTTCAAGTCCGTGCTGGACAGCCTGACAAAAGCCGGTGTATGGCTTGACGACAGCCAGATAGACGAGCTTTCAATTTATCGCGGGAACATCGGCGGCATGGTGCGGGTGGAAGTCCGGGAGTTGTCCGCATGAACCTGACCATCAACCTCTACAACCGCCAGCAGGCAAAGCAGGCGCTCACCGCCCAGGTATTCCCGTTCCTGGGTGAAGCGCTGCAGAGTGGCCGCAAGTGGGTGCTGTCCATCAAGCCGGAAACCCGCTCACTGGCCCAAAACGCCCGCCTGTGGGCCATGTTGACCGACATCAGCCACCAGGTGAACTGGTATGGCCGCAAGCTGACCGCAGAGGAATGGAAGCACGTTTTCTCAGCCAGCCTGAAAAAGCAGGACGTTGTACCCGGTCTGGATGGCGGCTTTGTTGTGCTTGGGTTATCCACAAGCAAGATGTCCATTGCTGAAATGTGCGACCTGCAGACGCTCATGGAGGCTTTCGGGGCAGAGAAGGGCGTCAAGTTTTCAGCGCCGGAGGACGGACAGTGAAAAAAGCAGAACTCCAATACAAGGCAAAGCTGGCAGACATGGCTTGCATGATCTGCGAACGGCTGTACGGCCAGCATCCTGGCGGGAATGTGGAACTGCACCACCTGCGCACTGGAGGCTGGGGCCGGGGCGACTACAAGACCCTGATACCGCTCTGCGTGGAGCATCACCGGGGAAATTCAGGCATCCACGGCATGGGCACCAAGGCATGGGAACGCGCCTATGACGTTTCGCAGCGTGATTTGCTGGAACTGGTGCAGGAGCGGATGGAAAACAAAGAAAGGGTTACCCAATGAGCAAAGAAACAGGCGGGCCAGCTTTCCCTGAGTACGAGCCGGACTACATGCCT